TCAAAAACCTTTTCACCTTTTAATGAATTGTTTTCTGAAACATTATCAAAAACCTTTTCACCTTTTAATGAATTGTTTTCTGAAACATTATCAAAAACCTTTTCACCTTTTAATGAATTGTTTTCTGAAACATTATCAAAAACCTTTTCACCTTTTAATGAATTGTTTTCTGAAACATTATCAAAAACCTTTTCACCTTTTAATGAATTGTTTTCTGAAACATTATCAAAAACCTTTTCACCTTTTAATGAATTGTTTTCTGTGATGTTTGAAAATAGTTCTTCATTTTTTAATGAATTGTCTTCTGAAACATTGTCAAAAACCTTTTCACCTTTTAATGAATTGTTTTCTGAAACATTATCAAAAACCTTTTCACCTTTTAATGAATTGTTTTCTGAAACATTGTCAAAAACCTTTTCACCTTTTAATGAATTGTTTTCTGTGATGTTTGAAAATAGTTCTTCATTTTTTAATGAATTGTTTTCTGTGATGTTTGAAAATAGTTCTTCATTTTTTAATGAATTATCTTCTGTGATGTTTGAAAACAATATTTCATCGTTCAATTTATTTAAATCTAATATATTTGAAAATAAGATTTCATTACCTGGTGTTTTAGTTCTTTCTAATTTTGTCGGAATAAACATATTATCATTACTTGGTGTTTTATCCCGATCATTTTCAGTATTTGTAATATCACCATTTTTATAAATATAACCTTCTGGTATTTTATTTAAAAGTCCATGGTTATTAACTACGAGTTTATCAATAACAATATTCGATTTCTTTTTATTAGCCATTTTCTAATTTTCTTTTTTTAATCATTTCTTCTATATATTGATCTGTTGGTAATTTTAAATCTGGATTTTTTTTCTTATTTTCTACCGTATGGACATCTTCTTTAATACCTTCTTTTTCGTTAATTTCTTGCACAATTGATGCCAAATATACTTCAGGTTTTACTTTTGCATCTTCTGATGTATAATTAAGCCCATATATAGTTTCATCGTTAAATATATAAAATTCATTATCTGGTAAAGTATAATCTTGATAGAACTTCAATTTTCCTATTATACCATAGGTCATAACTTGTTTTCCTGTCATATTTAAATATTTTAACATGAATGGGTCTTTAATCATTACACGTTCTTCTCGAAATGAAATAAAATTTGTACCCAAATCCAATTTAAATATTGGTATTTGTTTAAAAATATTTAACATCTTTGTGTTTGCAACTACTATCATTTGGTATAAATATTATCCTTTAAATCATTTTGATCAACACCAGTATCATCAGATTTATCTTTTAATTGACCCAATTTATCAATCAAAAAATCTTCTTTTATTTCTGTAATATCTACTTCTTCTAACAATTCACCTTTTTTCTTATAATTTTCATCAAATTGTAAAATTTTCAAAAAAACTTTATTAATTTCAAATGGTGAATTTTCAGGTTGTGTGGGTCCATCTTGCATAGGTTGTGCTTGTGCAGTTGGTTGTGCTTGTGCAGTTGGTTGTGCTTGTGCTGGTTGTGCTTGTGCAGTTGGTTGTGCTTGTGCTGATTGTGCTTGTGCAGCTGGTTGTGCTTGTGCAGCTGGTTGTGCTTGTGCTAATTCATCTGCTTCTCTTATAATTTTAACAGATTCTTGTGCTGGTTGATTCATATTACCCAATTTTATAGTAAATGTTACCCTATATTCAAAAATTGGATCCTGTCTATCATTTTTTTCGACAAATTTAAAACCTAAAATTTTTGTCATTGGATTATTTGAAATATAAAAATCATAATCATCATCATCATCAGAACCACCCTTTTTAACCAATTCACAACCTTGGGCTGCTAGGGAACCTTCTGTAAACCATTTTATAATTTGTGATTTTAATTCTTCAAATTCATCTAAAATCTTATTATCTACTGATTCATAATCATTAACATCTTCTTTAATAAGTGATTTAACATATTCTTCATATAATTTTAATTTCATAATTATCAATTATTTTATTAGTATATATAAAATAATATCACATACATTTTATAAAAAAAATATTAATATATAATAATATGAAAAAATATGAAAGTGCTGAAATATCAATAGGTAGTGCATCTGGTAAAGCTGGTGTGGGTTCTGTTCCATTTGGTAGAGGATATTTTCAATCGGGTTCGAATAATGGTGCATCAGGTATTAACTTTACACCTGATGAAGAACCAAGATTTAAATCATATAAAAATATGAAGCATTCAAAAAAGAAATTAAGAAAAATAAAAAAATATAAAGATTTTTTAAATGAAACCGAATAATACATCAAATTTTGTAAATAATGCAAAAATTATACATAAGAATAAATATGATTATTCATTATGTGAATATAAAAATGCAAATACAAAAGTAAAAATAATTTGCCCTGAACATGGTATATTCGAACAAATACCATATAAACATTTAAAAAAACAAGGTTGCCCAAAATGTAGTGGAAAAAATAAATCAACAACAAGTGAATTTATTAAAAAAGCTAAAGAAATACACAAAGATATATATGATTATTCTTTAGTTGATTATATCAACTGCGACACAAAAGTGAAAATGATTTGTCCTGAACATGGTATATTTCAACAAACGCCATCATCACATCTATCTAAATCTGGTTGTCCAAAATGTAGTGGTAAAATTAAATCAACAACAAGCGAATTTATTAAAAAAGCTAAAGAAATACACAAAGATATATATGATTATTCTTTAGTTGATTATATCAATTGTGATACAAAAGTAAAAATAATATGCCCTGAACATGGTATATTTCAACAAACACCTGAAAAACATTTAAAAAAGCAAGGTTGTCCTATTTGTTGTGATAATAAAAAAATGACAAATATGGATTTTATAAAAAAAGCCAAAAAAATACATAAAAATAAATATGATTATTCATTAGTAAATTATATTAACAATCATACTAATGTAAAAATAATATGTCATAAACACGGTGAATTTGAACAAGCACCAACCAATCATTTAAAAGGTGAAGATTGCCCTAATTGCAAAATTAAATCCAAAGGTGAAATTGAAATAAAAAATATTTTAGATTATTTAAAAATAGAATATATTCAACAAAAAAAATTTAAAGATTGTAAGAATATTTTATCATTACCATTTGATTTTTATTTACCAAAACATAACATATTAATTGAATTTGATGGAAGACAACACTTTAATATAAATACTAAGTATTATACACCACAAATAACTAAAAATGATAATATTAAAAATAATTATTGTATTAAAAATAGTATCACATTATTAAGAATTAAATTTGATGAAGATATAAAAGAAAAAATAAAAACAATATGCTAAAATTTAAAGAATTTATAAATGAAGAAGCTTGTGCAACTATGGGAAATAACGGTGGTATGGGTAATGTCGTATCAGCACAACCATCATCAACACCAGGATCAGTAAACGCATCTGATGCAACAATTGGATCAGGTGATATCGGTCAAAGTTTTGGTACAGCTTATACTAAACCCCAACTAAAATTAAAAAAAGACAAAAAACGAAAATTGAAAAAATTTGATGATTTTTCTAATTTTAAACCATAAAAAAATTAACAATATGAAAATAACTAAATTTAATAGTATATTTGAAGATGATTCAAATGAAATAGATAATTTCACAGCAAGATACTATGATAATTATGATGATGAAGAAGATATAAATAGTTATGAGGAAAATTCTATTGAAGCATTAAAAAAAATTCAAATGTTTGAAGAATTCATAAAAAATGATTAAAAAATTTATAGAATATAATCCGATATTAGAACGTGTAAGTGATATTGTTTATCACTTTACATATTTTACATATTTATTAGAGATATTAAAAGAAAATGTATTTAATGCATCAACAAATATTGGCGCAACTAGTGATTTTGAAATTAGTAAAGGTAGATTTTTCTTTTTTTCAACAACTAGAAGCAAAAGTTCGGGTTTTTCAAAAGGTGATGTTAAACTTGTCTTAGATGGTCAAAAACTATCACAAAATTATAAAGGAATCCCTGTTGATTATTGGAAATATTCAAAAAATCCCAAAGATTGGGATAAATATTCTTATAAATATGCATTTAAAAGTGAAATGGAAGATAGAATAATTTTAGATTCACCAACAATCAAAAATGCAACAAAATATATCAAAGAAATACATATTTTTTTAAGTAGAAATATGAAATATATTTCAAAAAAAGATATTGAATACATATTATCGAAATCTAGGCAATTTAACATTCCCACGTTTTTTTATGATAATGAAAATAATTGGTATAACCAAATTAAACCTATTGATCCATATACATTCAACGGATATATTGAAAAAAGAAATACATATAATGATACTGAAATATCATATCAATTTTTAAATATTGCATCATTACTATCATATAACGATGATAAAAATTATAATTTGATAATTAAAAATATGAATTTCGATGATGATAACATCGAAAAATTAGATACACAAATAAAAAAGGATACTTGGAATTATTTTAAAAATTCTTATAAATCAAATTTGGATGAATACTATTCTGTAATTAAATCGTATATAAATAATGATAGACATAAAAAATCATTTCGATTTTTATTTAAAATGCTTGCGGATGATATGAAAAAGTATAAAGTTAACGATTTATATGATTATATAAATAAAAAAATAAACAATTTATAATTTTTTAATTAAATATTCGTGTCAGCAAAATTAAAAAATTATGAATAATGTACTTTTTACAATTGATTCTTACTTATCAACAGAAGACCGATCCATTAATTGTAAAAATCTTATTTTACAAATAAGAAAAAATTATCCCGAAAAAAAAATATTATTAATAAATAAATTTAGTAAATCATGGGGACTAGAATCTATTGTTGATCATTATTATTTTTTTGGTGATGGTTTTTTAGTTGGATATCCACCAACAGATATATTAAATTCTGAAAAATACGAAAGACCTTATACGTATGTTTCCATTGATTGTGGAATATGTGAAAATTGGTATCCATTGATTAATGTAACTGATCATGTTGGTAATGTTTTTAATAGCTTTATAATTTCTTGTAATATCGCAAAAATGTTAAATTATGATAAAATTTTTAAAATTGAATATGATACAATATTAGATGATAATGAATTTCTTAGTATATCTAATGATATAGAATCATTTCAAGATTATTTAGTTTATGGTAAAAGAAAAGAAGGTGATTGGGCAAAACAAGAACATTCATTAGTTGATGTACATATGATTGGTTATTCTATTAAATGCTTTGATAATTATCAAATATTAAAAAACGATGATGATTTTTGGAATCTTTGTGAAAAAATTGGATATTATGGTAAATGGATAGAATATTTAATATCAATATTAATTGATATTGAAAAAAACACAAAACATCTTAATGGAATAGAATACAGTGAAAAGATTAGAAATAAATTTTTTAAATCTAAATTTGATAATATAAGTTCTTCTAGTGAATGGGAAAAATCTTGGAAAAATGTTCCTAAAATTTGTAAAATGACAAAAACTGAAAATGTTATAGAAAAAGATATCGAAAAAAATATAATATTATTTTATTGGAATAATAGTGAAACTGTTGATTCTATTGAATCTGAATGTATTATTCAAGATGAAAAAAGTGGAAATGAAATATATCGAAAAAATATAACATTACTATCAAAGAGAAATTGGATGTTTGATTCTATATTTGTAGATAACCCAATAAAAATAACAACAATAACAAAATACCCAAACGAAAATTATATTGAAGAACAAATAATAACCCCCGAAAATATCAAACAGCTAAATGCTAGATTTATATTTAAATAATTTGAACACATAAATGGACAGTATTCGATCAAAATATCAAAAATATGGTGTTAAAAATTTTTATCAGTTTAATTTTGATCAATATAAAAATCCACATGAATCAATAATTTATAAGTCAATAATATTTGTTAATGATAATTGGGATGTTAATTTTAACAAAACATTAGATTTAGCTTGTGGAACTGGAATAGTAACTACAGCTTTAAGCAAACTTGGATATAATTATATTGATGCTTGTGATGCATATTCCTGTAAATATTACCAAAAAGAAACCAATAAAATATGTAAAAATATATCATTCGATGATATAATAAATGGATCGTTAGATAATGAAAAATATGATACGATAATATGTAGTTTTGCTCTTCATTTATTAGAAGATTCAAAAATGGCTATTTTTCTTTATAAATTAACACAAATTAGCAAACAATTGTTAATATTATCACCACACAAAAGACCAATAATAAAAGACGAATGGGGTTGGTTACTACAAAATGAAATAATTATTGATAAAGTTAGAATTAGACTATTCAATAATATTTTTCTAAAACATTTTTAAAAAATTCACATATATTAAGAAAAATAAAAATTTATGAAAATAGCAATAATTGGTACAGGTTATGTTGGACTTGTTACTGGCACGTGTTTAGCAGGATTAGGAAATGATGTTATTTGTGTGGATGTAGATTCTGATAAAATAAAAAATTTAATTATGGGTAAATTACCTATATATGAACCAGGATTAGAAGATTTAGTCTTTAAAAATGTTAAAGAAGATAGATTACATTTTACAACTGATATAAAATATAGCATAGAAATATCTGATGTTGTTTTTATTACTGTTGGAACACCTTGGTTTGGGAATGGAAATCCAGATATGACATATGTTAATACTGCTGCTTATGATATTGGTACATATATGAATAAATATACTGTTATTGTAGATAAAAGCACCGTTCCTGTTGGAACATCGGATGTAATTAAACAAATAATTAAAAAAACCCAATCACATAATTATGATTTTGATATCATATCAAATCCAGAATTTTTAAGAGAAGGTGAAGCTATCAAAGATTTTATGAATCCGGATAGAATTGTTATCGGATATGAAACAGAAAAATCTAGAAAAATTATGGAAAAAATATATTCTGGAATAGAAAGAACAGGCAAACCAATTATGTATACCGATATTAAAAGTGCGGAAATAATTAAATATGCATCAAATGCGATGTTAGCTACTAGGATATCTTTTATGAATATGTTAGCACCATTGTGTGAGAAAGTAAATGCTAACATAAAAGAAGTATCTAAAGGACTAGGACTTGATTCAAGAATTGGTCCAAGATTTTTACAAGCTGGTGTTGGATATGGTGGGTCTTGTTTTCCGAAAGATGTTAAAGCACTAATAAAAACACTTGAAGAATATAATTGTAATGCAGATTTATTGAATGCTGTTGAAAATATTAATGAATTACAAAAAAAATATATCATCCCAAAAATTGAATCTGTTGTTGGAAAACTAAAAGGTAAAAATATTGCAATTTGGGGACTTGCATTTAAACCAAAAACTGATGATATGAGGGAAGCCCCATCAATTATAATTATTGAAGAATTACAAAAAATGGGTGCAAATATAAAAGCGTTTGATCCCGTAGCTAAAAAAAATGCAACCAAGATATTAAAAAATATAGAATATGGTAATACACCTTATGATACAATTAAAAATTGTGATGCTTTAGTAATAATAACAGAATGGGATGAATTTAGACAACTTGATTTAGAATTAATTAAATCATTATTAAAAACACCAACTATAATAGATGGTAGAAATATATATGATCCAAATGAAATGGAAAGCCTTGGATTTAAATATATATCAATAGGAAGATAAAAAATTAAAAATATGGATTACAACAAAAATTATTATAATGTGTTAGGTGTCAATAAAGATGCATCAGAAGATGAAATAAAAAAAGCCTATAGAAAATTATCAAAGATACATCATCCTGATATAAACGAAACAGGTAATGATGATGAATTTAAAGAAATAAGTTCAGCATATTCAGTGTTATCTGATTCCAAGCAAAAACAAGAATATGATATTCGAAGTCCACATGGTAATTCATATAAACCATTTGGTGGATTTGGTGGTTTTGGTGGTGATTTTGGTGGTGGTTTTGGTGGTGGAATCAAATTTGAATTTAATGATATATTTAGTTCTTTTTTTGGTGGTGGATTCAATCCATTTAATCCCTTTGGTCAAAATGAATTTAGAGAAAATTTAGATATTAATATTACTACAACCATAAATCTTAAACAAATATATTTAAATGATATTTTGAAATTTAAATATGATAAGTTTGTTCATTGTGATAAATGTAATGGAACTGGTTTTGACACCAATAGTGAATCAGATGTTTGTGAAATATGTAATGGTACAGGCAAACATAATGGTAGAACTTGTGAATATTGCCTTGGCTCAGGTAAAATATATAATGAAAAATGTAAAAACTGCAACGGTGAAAAAGTAATATTAAATGAAACTGAAATAAACATTCAGAATATATCACAATTACGAAATAGCAGTAAAAATGTTCATAATGGATATGGACACCAATCAAAATATTATAGGGATAGAGTTGGAAAAATAATATTAAATATCAATGTTGATCGAAATGATGAATATACAATATCAAATGGATATGAACTAAATAGAAACATAGATATTCACTTTCAAGATGCTATTGATGGTAATGATATTAAATTTACTCATGTTGATGATACCATTATAAAAATTAAATTACCAACAAAAACAAAAAATGGTGATATAATAAAAATAAAAGAACACGGATTGTTAAAAAATGATAATACTAGGTCCGATCTTTATCTAAAAATTAATATAATAATTGATTATGAAAGATTATAAATTTTATGACTATGATGAAAATAACGACATTATAAAAATTTATGGTGATGATATGTCTAATTATTTTTCAAAAAATTTTGAAATTGTTGTTGATAGTATTGATTTTGATAAATATAAAAATGTAATTCTTTATATCGAAGACATAAAAAAGAATGAAATTTCACTAGAACAAGATTTATTAAATTCTATTGAACATTTGAATGATGTTGAAATAAAAAAAACTAAAATAATTTTAACATTTAATACAAAAGAAATCGAACTTAATTAAAGTTCTTCCAATGACTTTCTTAATTCATCCAATTCTAAATTTAAATTATTGATATAATAATCTAGAATATTTTCGATAAATATTATAGTTTCCAAATCACCATCAATCAGATTAACAGTACACCAACCACCATCACTTTCATCTTTATTAAAATGTGCATTATAACCATTAATTTCAAAATTCTTTTTATTTGAAATATCTTGTAATTTAAAAATAGTATCTTCAAGTTTATCCATTCTTTCTACTATTCCAGCTGCAATATCAAATTTTTCTCTATTCATTTTTTATTTTTCTTTTATATATTAAAAATGTACAGTTCGTTTGCTAATTGGTTAAATATTGTGTATCTTTGTATTATAATTAAAGATAAATATGAATATATTACAAATAAAAAATGGTAAAGTTGAAATCCGAAAAGATAACGGAAATCTCATTAGAACAATCGGAAACGGTGATGCTATTTCAACAGACTTCAATAATGACCAATCTATTGTAGTTATTACCACAAATAGTGGTAAAGTTGAAATCCGAAAAGCCAACGGAAATCTCATCAGAACAATTGGAAATGGTGATGCAATTAATGCTAGATACTACGGTTCTGATATTGTTATTACCACAAAAAGTGGAAAATCTGAATTGCGAAACAGTAATAATGGTTCATTAATCAGAACAATATAAATGCCATCAGAAAAATCTATATCATTAATCGAAAATCTTAAAAGTCAAACGGAAAGTTTAAGAATTCAATATTTAGAAAAAACTAGAGATTGGGCTGATAAATATTTCGATAGAATGGTTGAAAAAAGAAATTGGACTGAAGTTAAATGGTGTAAATATTTCGGATTAACACCCAAAATAGCAAATCAAGGTATTATTGGTTGTGAATTTTTATCGTTTCCAGAAGGTTTTTATAGCACAAAAGAATCAAAAGAATATCGAAACTTAAAGCACGAAATTGAATATTTATATAAGTGTGGTAAAAATAATTATATAGAAAAAGAATTAAAACAAGCCGAATTAAAATACATTTATAGTATTGAAAAATTAGCCAAACGTATTACTACAAAAAATTTAAATCAAGATAAATTAGTTATAACAACTGCACATATTGGAATAAATATCGAAACCACATTTACCGATGGTACAAATATTGTAAAAGCGTGGACTATTGTCGCAGAAGGTGATATTCAAAGACCACATTATAGATATTTGGTAAAATAAAAAATGGGAAGTAAAACTTCCCATTTTTTATTTCTTTTTTTTCTTATCATCAGTTTCCACTTCTGATAATTGTTTTAATTTAATTTTAAATCTCATCCTATATATTGGTTCTTTATCTGAACCTTCTTTTGCTTTTGAATCATAAACTAATGAAACTTGATAAAATCTTTTATCAACATCATCTGCATCAGTCATTAATGGTTCATTATAACTAATTTTAAAATCACCATAATTTACATCAAAATAAACATTTGCTGGTTCACCATCACGTTGTTCTCCTGAAAATTTTATATTATCAGCAACCGTAAAAACATCTTCAATGATTTTCTTAACTTCACCTTTTACACCACCTTCAGGTTTAGTTTTTTTTGGTTTAGAATCCACATCTTCATCTTCATCATCTTCATCATCTTCATCATCTTCATCATCTTCATCATCTTCATCATCTTCATCATCTTCATCATCTTCATCATCTTCATCATCTTCATCATCTTCATCTTTTGATGATTTTTTATTCTTTTTCTTTGAAGTTTCTTTTTCTTCGTCTTTTTCTTCGTCTTTTTCTTCGTCTTTTTCTTCGTCTTTTTCTTCGTCTTTTTCTTCGTCTTTTTCTTCGTCTTTTTCTTCGTCTTTTTTTTCTTTTTCAGCTTTCTTTTCTAAGAAAAGACTAAAATCATATAAATTTTTCATAATATACACATTATTTTTTAATAGTATATATATTAAAATAATAAATCAATTTTTACAAAAAAGAAAAGCCATCAAAATTGATGGCTTTTTTATTATATTTTCTATCGTACTGTTTTTTACTTTTATGAACTTTGTGTACTGATACCCAACCAGTACTATTCATTAATTCAGCTTCTCTACTACCTTTTCGATTAGCCTTTACATAATCAGTTATTGTTGTTTTCATATTAAAATTTATAATTTTCTTTTTCAATAAAATTTTTAAATGGTAAAAATAAATTTTTTGGTAATTCATTATAAGCAAAAAATTTCCATTCACTTAATTTATCAGGTTCCATTATTTTTATTTTTCCTATATACACATCAACTTCATATATTATTGTTATATAATGTGTTTCATTATCATATACTGCATTTGTAACACCAATAAATTTAAGATTATCAGTTGTGGTTATTAAATTTGTTTCTTCTTTTAATTCACGAATAGCACAATTTTTTATATCTTCACCAAATTCTAATTTGCCACCAGGCAACCCCCACGTATCATATCCTAATTGACTTAATCTATGACCTAATAATATTTTATTATCTCGTTTTATTACCGTTGCAACACCAACCCTTGGTCTACGTTCTTCCATAATGTATTTATTTTTTTTATCTACGATACGAAAATGTTAATCCATCAATAACAAATTTCATATTTTCTATTGTATCTGAAAACAATAAAAACCCGTGTTTTTTTAAATTTATTGTCCCAAATTTTTTATCACCAATAATTTCAATAACTTCTTTTGCTTCTCTTAAATCACCACACAAAAAATATTTTTTTGTTTCTATTGATCCATCAATAAATGCATGACCATGTATTAAATAATTTACCTGATTACAATATTTATATATTTGTAATTGTATTGGTGCATCTACTGATGGTTTTCGATCCCCAGTATAAAATACTTCATTATCAACAAATCCATTAACACAATAAACCATATCATACATTGTGATATATTCCTTGTTAATATTTCTAGGTGATACATATATACCACCATTTCGTGTTGATGGAAATAATTTAGAACATCTTGTTGATAAATTTCCAAAAAATCTTTCACCACACGATTTTTGAATATAACTAGATAATGATTTATTAATTTCTATAAAATCAGCCAATTCTACTTTGTTTATTTCTTCATCATTAATTACTTTTCGACAATAAGGTTCAACACAAGTATTAACAGTTTTACATCGAATTGCACTTTTTGTAAAATCATATATATTTTTTATACCATAACATAATAATTCCAAATCTGTACCATCATACCAAATATTACCAAGTGCATCAATAAGTTTAAATCTAAATACATCTTCTTTGTATATTGCTATCACAGCATTCCCGTGCATGTTAAATATTCGTTCAACCGCATCAACAATTGTATAACCATCCCTCATAACTTTTGAAACAATTAAAACATTACCAATAGATTTTATCGGATATTGTTTAACACTTTCATTAGAAATATTAGGCATCCAAATGGTCAAATCATAATTAATATTTGTTGGTAAATTTTCCAATTTACCACCATTAATTATTTCGGATTCAGAAAATTCTAATCCAATCATATTTAATATATTTGATGATTTTGGTATATCCCCAAAATCACCACCAACTATTAATGTTTTCATATTTTATTATATTAAAAGAAAAATGAAAAGTTACCTTTTCATTTTTCTCATTTCCCTTCGATCCAAATCACGGTTTTTTTCCGCTTTTTGTCGTTCTTTACGTTCTTTCCAAGTCATAGAATCACCACCATCTTTTAAATTTAAAATAGGTTTTACTCTATCTAATATTTTTACAGTTGGTTCAATCGCATCTTCTATCATTTTTGCTGACTTATATGCCTGTGGTGCTTCATCTAAAGTTGATTTACAAACAGATGTTGATACAACATTTTTCATACTATATTTAAATTTTTCCAAATCAATTTTTCTAGATGCATCACCTCTTGACATAAGCCGACCTGCTCCATGTGGTGCTGAATAATTCCAATCAGAATTAGACTTTCCTTCACATATAAGTAAACCTTCTGCCATATTGAATGGAATTATCATTCGTTCACCAACATAAGAAGATATCGCACCCTTACGAATTATTAAATCATCAAAGTTAATGTAATTATGTATACATTCTATTTGATCTTTGACCTTACATCCCAATGCTTTAGATATATTTTCTAATATTCTCGCACGATTAAACTTAGCGTAAACCTGCGTAAAAATCATATCGAAAAAATAATTCATTGCGTCTTGACCTTCTAAAGATTCCATACCATTGATATTAACACCGTCAAAACTAACACCAGAATTCTTTTTTAATTCAGCTATTCTTTTTGATATTGTTTGTTTATCACCAGAATTTCTAATATTTTCAATTTCACCACTCAAATCTACACTACGCTTATTGTTTAAGTTTTTCTTAGCTACATCTTGATGATATTCGCAAAGTTCTTTACCAAAATTTCTCGATCCACAATGAATAGTTACCCACATATCACCATTTGTAGCTTTACCTACTTCGATGAAATGGTTTCCACCACCAAGTGTACCAACACCCAATTCAGCATCTTGTCTCATACCTATTTGTTTTTGTTTTTCAACAAACCAATTGTATGAATAATTAACAGATTTAAAATCAGTACCAAATTTCTTGTTATATGTAACAGTAAATTTTTTCGCTATATCATTTGCTTCAGTCCAAGGAAAATTCTTTTCAAAATAATGCGATGGAACTGCTGATCTTTGTTGTATTTGATTACCAAATGGCACAATTGCCCGTATTTTTTCATCAATTTTCAATAATTGATCTTTATTTTCAGTAACATAATTACCAACATTGAATGATAACATACCACAACCAATATCAACACCAACAACGTTGGGTATAATCATTGTTGTCAATGGCATTGTGAATCCGATGACAGATCCCTTACCTGCGTGTGTATCTGGCATAATAACAATTTGTTCGGTAAATGCTGGGTTGTTAACCATGCGATTTATTTGATTGATGCATTCTTCTTCAACATCATCAATTGTTACTATTGCAGTTGTATATTTTCCTCTAATTTCTAACATAATATTATTTTTTAATAAGTTTTAATATAATCCCTTAATTCAGCAGCTTTTTCATATTCTTCATTAAGAGCAAATTCATTCATTTTTTCAGTTAAAAACCCAATTTGAATTGCCCGAATTTCTGGATCTTCATATTTATAGTTCAACATTAAATCTTCACAAATCGTTTGATATTTCTTTACGTGATCAATAATACTTTCTTTTTTGATGCCTGATGGTATAGATACACGATCTAACAATTCTTCAAAATCAGATTGTGTTTTTTTCATTTTTAGATAAACTTTAAATGCATCTACCATAAATTCATCAATATGATGAATTTGTGTATCCAATGGGGTATTTTTAAATTTATATGTTTCAGCTTGATCATATAAATTTTGATAAGGAAAACATTTTCCTTCAAATTCAATCGTTGTTTTTACCCAATTGATTATTATTAGAAAATCTTCAATATCTATTTTACTTTTCATAACACTATTCGTACATTTAAATTATGCTACAAATATACGAATATTTTTTTAACTATTTCGATATTTTTTTAGAAATTTTCTGAAGTTTTATTTTTCTTATTATTCGAAGACCATCCAATACTTCAATTGAATCAAATTTAAATGGATCACCAAGGTTATTTATTTTTTTTGCAACATAAACTCGATCACCATACAATGTACACAAAAAATAATCTTCTTTAAAAACCGGATGACTTTCTTTAATTTTATTAGTAATATGAAAATGTTTTAACTTAAAAAGAAAAGTTTTAAATGCTTCACTTTTTGTTTTTAAATCTATTTGAATTTTCCTATCAATATGAAAATCAATATCTTTTTTAAAATCATATATTTGGTACATGTCAGGTTTTTATAACTAATTCCTTATTTAGTATTTGTTTGTTACTTCTATATTCTGTTATTTTATAAATTAGAATTGGAACATTTTCTCTGACTTCTATTTCTTTTTCTTCATTAAGACTCCACGCACTTTTAAATATAGTATTAACCCAATTTATATATTCGGGGTTTATCATACCGTGTAAAACAAATGTATTATTTTTTCCCCAACCACCGTGTGGTTCAGCACCACGTAAATCATATGACCAATAAATACCAACCCCTTGATATTCTTTTTTTAATTCCGAATATATGTCACCATCATTATTAAATGATACTGCCCTATAAATAGGTAATAATCCATTAGTTTTCAAATTTTCTTGAATTATATATGATACATCATTTTCATCTAAACGATTATCGAATACTTCCCTAAATATTTCTCTATTTATTTTTTTCAATTCTTCATTATCAGAATTTGTATATTCAGGTAAATCATAATATAAATTAAATTTACTTATAATATCATTAGAATTACAATCAGGGGTTTCAATAATATAATTATTAATTTCATCATTGAAATATTCTTGATTATCTACAATATCGTATTTATCTAAAAATATACAAGCCATTTCATATTGATACGATGAATCATATAATTCGTGATCTATAAACACATCAAAAGCAGAATCTAAATTTTTTTTCCACGCCGTTTCAATATCATATTCATTCCAATTAGAATGATAATCTTCTGGTTTTATTTTTATTTCATCTGATATTTCTTCTAATCTATCTATGATATGAACATGTGATGGTTTGCCATAAATAGGGTGTTTATTATCAAACGGGATTTCCAATTGATTTCTAAATTCATTTATTTTAAAGATATATTTCATTATTTATTATATAATTTTGGTGGTATTGTAATTGAAGTTGAATTATTTATTGAATATGTGGTTTGTGGTGGCTGATAACCCAATTGTCCATTATTAAAAATAACATTCTTAAATATACCTTGAACAATATAACCATCGTTTATGTTACCATCTAACCAATATCCATTATACCAATATCCATTATTAAATGTTCCACCAGACCAAAATCCACCATACCAATATCCATTATTAAATGTTCCTGATATATGTGTACCACCATACCACAAACCATTTTGCCACGTACCACTATGCCAAATTGTTCTTTTGTGATAATCTGATATAAATGTTTTACCCGATATTATATTTAACCCTGAATGAAATTCACCATTAATAAAATTACCACCATACCAATTTACTGTTGAATATGTAGTAGTTCCTGTTATTGGCATTGAACCAAATCTACTTTTAATATTTGGGTTTGCTTGATTTAAATTACCATCCATCCAATCACCAGCAACAAAATCACCACCAGTAAAATTACCTGTCCACCATTTAGCACCTTGAAATGTACCATTTGAAAATGTACCATCTAACCATTGACTATTATAAAATATCCCATTTGAAAAAATAGATTTTAATCCCGTTATTGGTTGTAACCATACAGCATTTCTAAATATGCCATCATAAAAAGTCCCACTTTCCCATCGGGTATCCCAATATATTATTTCAACTTTAGAATATCTTGACCATTCAACATCTAAACCTTGAACTAAATATGATTCTGGACCAAAATATCCACCATAAAATTCCCCACGTCTCCAAATCCCACGTCTAAATTGTGAATATGTTGGATTATCTTTTTCTAAAATTCTTTTATTTCTCGATAATAATTGTTGTTTATCAAATCGAATGGAATAAAATTTACCATTTTTCCATTCCCCATCATACCAAATACCAGAATACCATGTACCATCTTCCCATTCACCTGCTAACCAATTTCCTGAATACCAAACTAACCCATAATCATCTTGTCCAATTATAGCATCTTCAACCAAAGCGTTTAATAACCAAATGTATTTTCGCTTAATTATATCGAGTGATAATCCATCAATTAATGTAAAATTTATCACTGTATCCTTATATTCTGATATATCGTAATTTTTCATATTCTATATATTATTTTTATTAAACGGTACAAATATCTGATGATGTAAATGCTGAACCATTCCAAAATTTCCAAATACTACCATCTGAATAATAAGATGCTGATGCTGATGTCGTACAAGAACTATTGGTATATAATAATGATGCACCAGCAAAAGTACCAGAATTTATATAATATGTATTTAGTGCCGCAAGACAAGCATTATTTGCCGAAATTGAACTTACACCTAACGATACAGATGCACATGTACCAGCAGGGCCTGTCGGACCAGTTGACCCCCTCGATCCAATTGGTCCAGGTGAACCTATACTACCTTGTGGTCCACTTGATCCAATTGGGCCTGTTGGTCCTGTTGCAGTTCCTCTTGATCCAATTGGGCCTGTTGGACCTGTTGACCCTATTGACCCTGTTGACCCCGTTGGGCCTGTTGGGCCTGTTGGACTATTACCACTTGGACCACTTGGTCCGGTTGAACCAACCGACCCTGTGTTGCCAGTACTACCAATTGACCCAATTGATCCAGTGACGCCTCTAGGTCCAGATGACCCAATCGTACCCTGAGGACCTGTTGGGCCTGTTCCTCCTTGTGGACCTGTTGGGCCTGTTCCCCCTTGTGGTCCCACACCCCCTTGTGGACCAGAACCCCCTTGTGGACCAGTACTTCCTTGTGGCCCAATACTTCCTTGTGATCCAATTGACCCTCTCGACCCAATATCCCCAATCAGTCCAATATCACCCTGTGATCCAACATAAGTTGGACCAACTGAACCCTGTGGACCACTTGACCCCGTTGGGCCTCTTGACCCTATAGACCCTATAGAACCTGTTGGGCCTCTTGATCCAATAAGACCATTTTGTGTTGAACCCCTTGACCCAATTAATCCTATTGGACCTGTTGGGCCTGTTGAACCCTGTGGACCACTTGGACCTGTTGGGCCTGTTGGGCCTGTCGGACCACCACCACTCAAATAAATTTCCTTACCAACACCACCCACAACTACATACAAATGACTTCCATCATATGTTATTGTGCCATCTGTTGCAGAACTACCACCTGCACCAATTATTAATTTGCCTTCATTGGGTAATATTGTTACATCTGCCATTAAACATTCAATTTTTTTAGAATATCATCAATTTGAATTTGTTGTTTATCAATTTGTGATTTCAAACCATTTATTATTTCTTGTTGTTCTTTAATTGCTTGAACTAAAACACCAGCTAAATGTGGATAATCAACACCCAAATAACCATCACCAATTTCAACTATCAATTCAGGAAATACTTGTTGTATTTCTTGGGCTATAACACCTACCTGATTTCCGATACCATATTTTTCATCAATAAAGTTATAAGATACACCCCTTACTTTTTCTAACTTGGTTATTACATCACTTAACGTTTCTATATTTTCTTTCAATCTTATATCTGATAATCCAATTGATCCTTGTGGACCCCTATTTCCAATAGCACCCGTTCCACCAATTGGTCCTTGCGGACCTGTTGAACCTGCTGAACCTTGTGATCCAGTTGCACCATTTGATCCAATTAGACCCTGCGATCCTGTTACACCAATCCCACCCCTAGGCCCACTTGGGCCTATTGATCCCGTCGATCCAGTTGGACCAACTGGTCCAGTTGGTCCAGTCGATCCAACTGATCCACGAGGCCCAGTCGATCCGATTGATCCAATCAAACCCTGAGATCCATTAGCCCCGGTTGGTCCAATTGATCCTTGAAAACCAGTTGGTCCTGCTGATCCAGTTGAACCCACCGAACCTGTTGAACCCACCGAACCTGTTGAACCAATTGTTCCTGTTGGCCCAACAGAACCTGTTGATCCAACAGAACCCTGCGGACCACTTGAACCAATTGGACCACTTGAACCAATTGGGCCAGTTGAACCTTGTGAACCAATTGAACCGATTGATCCTATTGGGCCTGTTGGGCCTGATGATCCAATTGATCCTATTGGGCCTGTTGGGCCTGATGATCCAATTGATCCTATTGGGCCTGTTGGGCCTGATGATCCTATTGATCCTATTGGGCCTGTTGGGCCTGATGAACCATCTGGGCCTGTTGGACCTGTAAACGTTGGGCCTGTTGAACCCTGCGGACCTGTTGGGCCTATTGGACCAGTTTGTCCTTCACCTGTATATAATATTCTTCTAGTTAGGCTACCAATAGTAAAATATAACCCATCATTATAAAATTCAAGATTTCCATCACCGCCAATTAATCCATCAGGATTAGAAATATTAACTGTGCCATCTGAAGGTCTTATGGTTATATCTTTTGCCATTCATTCAATTTTTTTAGAATATCATCAATTTGAATTTGTTGTTTATCAATTTGTGATTTCAAACCATTTATTATTTCTTGTTGTTCTTTAATTGCTTGAACTAAAACACCAGCTAAATGTGGATAATCAACACCCAAATAACCATCACCAATTTCAACTATCAATTCAGGAAATACTTGTTGTATTTCTTGGGCTATAACACCTACCTGATTTCCGATACCATATTTTTCATCAATAAAGTTATAAGATACACCCCTTACTTTTTCTAACTTGGTTATTACATCACTTAACGTTTCTATATTTTCTTTCAATCTTATATCTGATGTTGGACCAGATGGGCCTGTTGGACCTGTTGAACCTTGTGACCCAGTAACCCCCATTGGACCGGTTGCACCTATCGAACCCCTTGATCCGATTGGACCTTGTGGTCCGCTAGACCCTTGAGGACCAGATGGTCCGTTCGTACCTGTTGGTCCCGTTGGGCCTGTTGAACCTATTGGACCAGAAGTACCAACACCACCCGTTGGGCCTGTTGAACCTATTGGACCAGAAGCACCAACACCACCCGTTGGGCCTGTTGAACCTTGTGGGCCTGTCGGGCCTGTCGATCCTTGTGGTCCACTAGAACCTTGTGGGCCTGTCGGTCCGGATGATCCTATTGACCCCCTCGGTCCGGATGATCCTATTGGTCCAATTGGGCCTGTTGGACCAGTCGAACCCCGGAGCCCAATGCTTCCGATTACCCCTTGTGACCCAATTGGGCCTGTTGAACCCATCGACCCAATTGGACCTAATGACCCCCTAGACCCAATTGGGCCTTGTGATCCAATTGGGCCTTGTGGTCCAATTGGGCCTTGTGATCCCGTTGGGCCTGTTGAACCTATCGACCCCTGTGGCCCCGTTGGGCCTGTTGAACCTATCGACCCCTGTGGCCCCGTTGGGCCTGTTGAACCTATCGACCCCTGTGGCCCCGTTGGGCCTGTTGAACCATTTGGGCCTGTTGATCCTTGTGGACCAGTTGGTCCAGTCGGTCCAGTTGGACCTGGAAAAAAAAATAAAGTTTTTCTAACACTACCAACAGTTAAATATAAATTAGCACCATCATATTCAATAGCACCATCACTTGTTGACCCCATTGAACTTGATATATTTATAACACCTTGTGCTGGAATTACATTAACATCAGCCATAAAAACAATTATTTTTTAAACATTTAACTATATTTTACATATATATTAAAAAGAATTTATCGAAAATGAAGATTGTTTATAAGCCTTGGGGGAAAGAAGAATGGATAGAACAAAATGAATATTATTGCTACAAAAGAATTTATATAAATAGTGGTTATAAGACTAGTTATCAATATCATAATGAAAAAATAGAAACCAACTACATTATATCAGGTAAAGCTGAAGTTTGGCTCGAAAATGATAATGGTGTTGTTGAAAAAAAAGAAATGCAAACCAATGATTTTTTTACTGTACAAAAGAAAAGAAAACATAGAATAATTGCTAAATCAGACATAATATTACAAGAAGTATCAACACCACAAGTTGATGATGTTATAAGAATCGAAGATGATAATAATAGAAAAAATGGAAAAATTGAAGAAGAACAATATAATCCAACGTGTGTTATACTTGCATCAGGCAAAGGATTAAGATTGGGTGATTATACAAAAAATATTAATAAAGCACTATTACCAATAAATGGAAAAGCAATTATATCTCACATCATTGAAAAAATACCAAAATATATTGATATAATAATCACAATTGGATATAAAGGTGAATTAATTAAAGAATATTGTGATGCCGCACATTCAGAAAGAAATATAATATTCGTAAATGTTGATGATTATGATAAAATAGGCAATGGTCCTGGTGCATCCTTATTAAAATGTAAAGATATGTTACAAAAACCGTTTTATTTTATAACAGCAGATTGTATCATAGATGATAAAACATTACCAAATATTGATAGTGATTGGATTGGTGTTTCTTATACAGAATCCCCCGATATATATTCTACTGCTAAAATTGATGATAATTGGAATGTTATTGATTTTAAAAATAAATCAAAAAATGGATTTGAATATGCGTATATTGGATTATCTGCAATATATAATTATGATATATTTTGGAAATCACTTGAAAATAATATAAATGATGGTGAAGTAATCAACGTTTATATGGATAAAAATTATAAAGTAAAAGCCAAAAATATATCATGGGCTGATACCGGAACAATCGAAAATTATAAAATAACTAAATCATATTTAGAAACACAATATTGTGAACTTCCAAAAAACGATGAATATTTTTATAATGTTAATAATAACATAATTAAAATATTTATTGATGAAAAAATATGTCAAAATAGAATTGAAAGGTGTGAATATTTAAAAGATTATATTCCCGAAATAACATATAAAGGTAAAAATACTTACGCTTATGCATTTGTTGAAGGTGATACACTATATGCAATAGATAATTTTCATACGTATGATAGATTTTTAAAATTTTTAAAAGATTTTTGGAAAATAGAAAATGTTGATATTTCAAATGATGCTAAATTATTTTATCACGATAAAACATATAGTAGATTAAATAAAATATTAGAAAAATATCCAAATTTGGATAAATTCGAATATATAATTGATGGTATTCAATATAAAAGTTTAGAATATTATCTATCAAAAATAGATTGGAAAATGTTGGAAAATTGTTTACCAAGTAAAACATTTCATGGTGATTTACAATTTGACAACATCATTTATAACCGATGGTTAATAACAGATACATATGATGATTTCAAATTGATAGATTGGAGACAATCTTTTGGAAATTCAACTGAATATGGTGATATTTATTATGATTTAGCTAAACTTTATGGTGGATTATTAATATCATATTATGATATTAAACGAAATAATTTTTCATTTTATGATGTTGAATTTGATACATTATTTGATCATTCAGCAAAATATACATTTATACCAAGAAATGTTAAATTGCAATATGTTCCATCCAAAAATTTAATTAATTTTAAAAACCATTATGAAGAATGGATAATTGAAAATGGCTACGATCTAAACAAAATTAAAATTTTAACATTTATTATATATTTAAATATGATGCCACTACATGAAAAACCATTTGATTTATTTTTATTTTATTTTGCAAAAAAATTAATTGGTAATATTTATGAATAAAAAAAGAAAGAAGTTATGAATATAAATAAAGACACTAAAATTTTTGGTTCATTTTCATTAAATGCCGGAAATAATGGAAATATTTTTTTTAACAACAATTTTCAAAATCTTAATATTAATGCGATATATAGATCATTTTCAATTACAAATATTGAAGATGCAATTAAAGCCGCCAAATGTTTAAATTTTGGTGGTTTTGCTATTAGTATGCCATTCAAAAAAGAAGTTATAAAATTTGTTGATGATATTAGTGACGAAGTTAAAGAAATCGGTGCGTGTAATACAATTATTAATAATAATGGTAAATTAATTGCATATAATACTGATTATATAGGTGTAAGAGAAACAATTAAAAATAAAATTAATGAAAATACATTAACTGAATTAGAAAATGTTTATATTCTTGGTGATGGTGGTATGGCAGCAGCGACCAAATACGCATTAACCCAAATATATTTAAAATACAAAATAATTAACAGAAATAATTGGAATGAAATTGAAACTTTAAAAAATAAAATCATTATAAACTGCACACCAGTTAAAGATATAAAATATGATGATAGTAATATGTTTATTGATACACTACCTGACAGTGAAGATGGAAAATATATTCATAATGTTCAAGCAAAAAAACAATTTTATTTATATACAGGAATTGATTTATGTTAAATAAAGAAAAATTAAAAAATACAAAATTCTATATTGGTCCAATGTCTAAAAACATTGTAGATACAATATTAGATTTTTCAATTAATGAAAAAACTAATGTTGGTATTATTCCAACTAGAAGACAAATAGATTACAATGGTGGTTATGTAAACGATTGGACAACTGATAATTTTTTTAAATATGTAGAAAATAAAAAAAATGACCACATAATTTTTGAAAGAGATCACGGTGGCATTAATCAGGGTGTATATCAAGACAATGGAACATCATCACTATATACAGATGCTAAATTATTTGATATAATACACATTGACCCTTGGCGATATTATAATAGTCCAAGCTATAGATTCGATGCATTAAAAGAAACTGCTAATAATATAAAATACATTAATAAATTAAACCCAAATTGTTTCTTTGAAATTGGAACAGAAGAATCCATTTACAAATTCGATGAAATCAAATTAAAACAAATGTTAATTTATTTGAAGAATGATTTAGGGAATGAATTATTTGATAAAATTATATATTGTGTCATTCAATCTGGAACAAAATTAGAAGGAACAAAAAACATTGGAAATTTTAATATTAACAGATTAAAAAAAATGTTAAACGTATGTGATGAATATAATATTTTATCAAAAGAACATAACGGTGATTATTTAACACCTGAACAATTAAAACTTAGATTTGATGTTGGATTATCAGCAATTAATATTGCACCAGAATTTGGTGTATATGAAACTGATATATTATTAGAATATATGAATAATGAACAAATAGAAAAATTCTTCAAAATTTGCTATTTATCTAATAAATGGGAAAAATGGGTTAATGAAAAATTTAATCCTATGAAAGATAAAATAGAATTAATTCGAATTTGTGGTCATTATAATTTTTCTAATCCCGAATTTATTAATATGAACATAAACATTGATGATATTATCAAACAAAGATTATATGAAAAATTAAAAAAATTAAATAAAATATTATGATTGAAATGAAAAAAACTTTATTTATCGACATCGACGGAACCTTATTTAAACATCAAAGAAATTTATCTGAAATGTTTATAAAAAATATGGAAGTACTACCTGGTGTTATTGAAAAATTTAATGAATGGGATGCAAAAGGATATAAAATTATATTAACCACAGGAAGAAAAGAATGTTTAAGAAAAATAACTGAAGAACAATTACTTAAAAATGGTATTTTCTTTGACCAATTGGTAATGGGATTAACTCGTGGTGAACGAATTCTAATTAATGATATAAAACCAAATAATGATATGTCTGTTGCAACAGCAATTCAAATTAATAGGGATGAAGGGTTAAAAAATATAGAAATTTAATATGAAATTTTCAATAATTACACCAATATATAAAACACCCGAATATAAAATTAAGCGATTATATAATTCATTAGTAAATCAAACATATTCTGATTGGGAATGGATTGTTTTTGATGATTCTCCAACAGATTATAAAGATTCTTATAATTTTGTTAGTAATTTATCAAAATCGGATGATAGAATAAAGTTATATTCTGAAAATAAAAATTGTGGAATTATTGGTGAAGTAAAAAGAAATGCTTTTTATTTAGGTAGTGGTGACATTTTAGTTGAAGTTGATCATGATGATGAACTAATAAATACGTGTCTTGAAAATTTAAAAATTGCATACGAATATTCTGATGAAATCGGATTTGTTTTTGGATTTTGTTGTGAAATATATGAAGACGAAGAAAATATATTAGACTATGGTGATCTTTGGGCTTTTGGGTATGGTGGATATACTGATATTGTTTATAATAATAAAAAATATAAAGTTGCAACTGTTGGAAATGTTAATCCAAAAACAATTAGGCACATTGTAAGTATACCAAATCATGTTAGAACCTGGAAAAAAGATGTCTATTATAAAATTGGTGGACACAATAAACATTTACACGTTGCGGATGATTATGAACTATATGTGAGAACATTTTTAAATACTAAAATTGCAAAAATTAATGCGTTTACATATATACAATATTTTGAAAGAAATGCCACCAATACACAATTTGTAAAAAATAAGGATATACAAGATTTAGTTGCATTGACTGCAAATTATTATAATGATAAAATTCACAATAGATTTATAGAACTTGGTGTCAATGATTATGTTTGGATTGATTCAAAAACATATGATTTAAATCTACCAAATCCACAAAAAGAAGAATATGCAAACATTATAATACCTAACAATTTATTAATAAACAATTTAGATTTTGACAAAAATATAAATTATGATATTGTGGAAAATGATGATTTTTTAAATACGTTTGCATATTCAAGACTTTATAATATACCTTCAACTATTAAATATAAACAAACTGAACATTACTATAATTTAATAAAATGGTTAATCAAATTAACAAATTGCCAGTCGTATTTAGAATTGGGTAGTGAAACTATTCAAGAAATTAAAAAAATCGTTAAAACTTGTGTATGTGTTGATAATATAAATATAAAAAATAATGATATAGAATTATTTCAAATGACAACAAATGAATTTTTTAAAATAAATAATCAAAAATTCGATATAATATTTATAGATAAAAATCACAATTTTAAACAAACAAAAATAGATTTTGATAATTCGCTGAATATATTAAACAAACATGGTATTATTATAATACATGATACAGATCCGATAACCGAAGAATTATTAAAGCCAAATCATTGTGATGATTGTTATAAAATAATTGATTATATTGAAAAACAAGAATATTTGAATGTAATTACATTACCATTACAAGAAACCGGGATGACAATTGTAATGAGAAAAAACGATAAAAGAATTATCAACATTAAAAATAATTAAAAAAAATGGCAACATACGAAGATGGAAAAGCAATATCTGATTTTTTAAGATTTAAAATAAAAGATAAAATAGAAATATCAGATCGTGGTGCAACAATTACACCAATTGGTAAAAAATTATCACCTGGTTGTTATTCTTGCAAAAATGGTAGTTGGATATGTATTTATATTGGTGTTAATTGTAATTTAAAATGTATATCATGTCCACAAATATCAAGACATAGTGAATCTGAATTCATTTGGGCTAATGGTGGTGCAGATGATATTCATTCAACAGAAGATTTAAAACGGGTTATAGATAAAAATAAAAGAATAACTGGAATTTCTTTTTCTGGTGGTGAACCATTTATGTATTTAGATAAAATTGTAGAATGGTTACAATTTATAAATAAAAATTTTACTGATTTAAATTTGTATAAATGGATTTATACAAATGGAACCAAAGTAACACAAGAAAAATGCTTACTGTTAAAAGAAAATGGAATTAATGAAATTAGATTTGATTTAACCGCCACAAATTACAGTGATAAAATTATAAAAAAAATAAAATTTTGTAAAGATATTTTTGATAAAATTACAGTCGAAGTTCCTGTTGAACCATGGAAAACTGACAAATTAATTTCAGTATTACCTAAATTAAATGATATTGGTTTAGATTATTTAAATCTACATGAATTAGCTATTTGTCAAGATAATTATGATAGACTAGTAAATGGTGGTTATATTGATCCACGATTAATTTACAATAGTTATGATCAACATTATTTGGGTTCAATTATAGACACATATAAAATTATAAATTATATTGAAGATAATAATTTAAATATTATATATAATGATTGTAGTTGTAGAAATATGGTAAATCAAACATTGGGTTGGTATTATCAAAGAAATAGACAAAATCCTAATTATATATGGGAAAGTTGGGAAGATTTCTTAATCAGAGCTGAAAATGATGGTAACACACCTTAAAAAATAAATAAAAGAATATGTTTACATTAGATTTACCATATAAAGTAAAAATAATAAAAAGAATTATGAAATTTTCAATAGTAATATTAACAAAAAATGATAGTGAAAACTTATCAACATTATTAAATTCTCTAGTGGAATTTAAAAATTGTGGTGGGGAAGTATGTATAATAGATATTGGGTCTACAGATAATACACTAGAAATAGCAAATGATTGGGGATGTAAAATTGACAATGGTACAATATATTTAAGAAATATTGATAATGATATGGTTAATATTATTAATGAAAAATTTGATAATTTAATCAATAATACAGACAATTATTTTGATTATTCGGGTCTTAAAAATTATGCTGCTTCTATTGTTTCAAATGATATGTTATTTATTATAAACGCAAATATTAATTTAATTAATTTTGATATTCAAGATATACAAAATTATATTGATGCTGGATATGATTTAATTAATTTTGAAACATTAGATAACAATATAATAAATTCCATTTATAATAGACAAAAATTTAATTGGGAAAATATAGTCTGTGAAAAATTAATTAAAATCACACCAGATGAAACTAAAGAAATTTTCACACAATCATTAAAAATATTATCATTAAATAATAAAAATTTCACTGAAAATGACCGTGAAATGTTGGTTGGTTTAGTCATATCATGTTTTTTAAATCCAACCGATAGGTTTATGAATCAAAAACTTTTATATGAATTAAATAATAATTATGCAAATTTTACATTAAAAGAATTAGACAGACAATTAAATATTTATGATGATATCGAAAAATGTAAATTATTAGTTGATTATGGTGATTTGTTATTAAGAAAAAATAATGATGATTTAGCTATAGAATATTATCATAAAGCATATTTGATATGTAGTAAATTACGATTACCTCTTTATAAATTAGGACAATATTACTATAACAAAAAAATATGGGATAGATGTATTTTTTATTTAGAAGGTTGTTTAAATATACCAAAAACTGATATGTCTGATGACGATTTTATGTATAAAGATGGTCCATATTCTATGCTATATGTAGCATGGTGGTGGAATGGTGATATTAAAAAAGGTAAATATTATTTTGATAAAGCAATTGAAATTGATCCACATAATATTTTATATATCGAAGAATCAATATATCACTATAACTATAAAGGTAATAATATTGATGGTAATGAAACTTTTCAACAACTTCAATTTTTATATAATAACGGTATAAAATATAATTCAATATTGGAAGTGTATCCAAATGCGAGAAGCACTGAAGCATTATTGTCTAGTACAAATAATATTGTAACTGTTATAAGAAAATCTGAATGTAATTGTTTTATACTAGGATTAGATAATCCAGGAAATTTAAAAATAATGTATACAATTGAAGAATCTATAAACTATTTCGAAAAAGAGAATATAAAATTTGATATGATCGTTCTACATAATTATAATGACATAATTCAAGATTATAATGATTTTTGGTTTATTAGAATTTGGGAAAAGTTTGCTAATAAACTATTGTGTGGTTTCGATTATATTGAAAATAAAAAAATGATTGATGATACATTTGAAATATCAGGTGTTACAGATAATATTTGGTATAAAAATATAAGTTCATTCGAAAAAACAACAATCTATAAAAAGAAAAATTAAAATATGGCTAAGAAAAAAATTGCATTATGTATTTCTGGATATCTTAGAACATTTGAAGAATGTTATCCAACAATTTTTAAAAATATTATTGAAGATAATGATGTTGATATTTTTATTCATACTTATGATAAAGTTGGTAATAGTAGTGGATGGAGATCACCTATGGATTTAAGTGAAGATATTAATATGGAATTTTTAGAAAATATTCCAAATATAAAAACGATTGCAATACAGAAATTTGAAGATATTAAATATCAATTTGAAAAATTTAGAATATATCAACCTTCTATAACAAATATAAATGTTATTGCTTGTGTTTTTTATAAAATATATCAATGCAATGAATTAAGAAAACAGTATGAGTTAGAAAATAATATCAAATATGATTTAATAATAAGAACTAGGGGTGATCAAATATTTGAAAAGAAAATTAATTTTGATTTTCCCGAAAATAAGATTTTGATAAATGCTTATCCTTGGGGTGATGAAGATTATGTTGATCATTTTATAGGTGAAGATAGTGGTCAACCTGGATGTAGAAATGAAGATGAATGGGTTAATGATAGATTTGCTGTTGGTAATAGTGAAAATATTGATTATCTATGTGATTTATACAATCATTTTGGTGAATTAATTGAAAATGAACAATACTGTGAATTAGAACATTTATTATACAAACATATTAATAACAAGGGCATAGAATTCGAAAAAAGAAAATTAAAATTCTATGTCAAACATAAACCACCTAGATTACAAAAACCGGAATAATATGATTATAGTTAGAACACCGTTTAGATTACCATTAGGTGGTGGTGGAACAGATTTGCCAACATATTATAATAAATATGAAGGATCATTAATTACCGCTTCGATAAATAAATATATGTTTGTTAATATTAATGAACCTGCTATTGTTGATAAGATTAAAATAAGTTATTCAAAAACTGAAATTGTAGATTTGGATTCAATCGAAAATATTCAACACGAAATAGTACGAGAAACACTTAAATATCTTAATATTAAAAAACCTATTGAAATACATTCGATGGCTGACTTATCCGCAGGAACAGGTATGGGGTCATCAAGTGCTTTTACTGTTGCTTTATTAAAAGGATTGAATACTATGAATAGAAGATTCATTTCATTACAGGATATTGCTGAAGAAGCTTGTAAAATTGAAATAGATTTATGTAAAAAACCAATAGGCAAACAAGATCAATATGCTTCAACATTTGGTGGAATTAATGAATTACAAATAGATAAAAATGGTATCGTTACTGTTACACCACTTCTATTAAAACAAGAAACTATTTTTGAATTAGAAAATAGATTAATGATGTTTTATACAAATATAAATAGAGACACTAATCAAATATTATCTGAACAATGTAATAAAATTAACAACGATAATGATGTTATTGAATCTATGCATAAAATAAAAGATATTGGAAAACAAATAAAAAATTCATTATTAAATGATGATATTGATAATTTTGGATACTTATTAAATGAACATTGGTTAATAAAGAAAGGAATATCAAATCAAATGTCATCATCTAATATTGATAAATGGTATAATATTGGTATTCAAAATGGTGCATTGGGTGGAAAAATCATGGGTGCTGGTGGTGGTGGATTTTTACTATTTTGTGTAAAATCAGAAAATAGAAAAAAATTAAAACTTGCTATGGAAAATCAGGGATTAAAATATATGAATTTTAAATTTGATTTTGAAGGTGTAAAAGTTTTAGCAAATATATAACGTTTAACTTAAATTTGGAATATTTATATATAAAGTAAAACATTATGAAATGATAGATATAGTAAAATCATTCAAACAATTTGTGAATGAAAATGTGAATAATATTACATATAAGAAATCTATTAATGAAAACAGAACAACCTTAACTGCTTTAATTGATAATAAAAAAATTGGTTTGTTATCAATGGAAGTTTTATTTGATGCATATCAATACGAATTTGATGATGTATTCGATGAAGATACTTTTGAAAAATTATATCCAAATAGTGAAATTGTAAAAATCGAACATATTGAAGTTGATGATAATTATAAAAATTTTGGTATTGGTTCTGAATTAATGAAACTTGGAATGGAATTAATGAAAAAGAATGGCTATAATCAATTTTATTTAAATGCTTCACCAATAGGTTTTAAGGGATTAGAAACAATGGAGTTAGTTGATTTTTATAAGAAATTCGGGTTTAAAGAATTATTAAATCAAGGTCACAATGTTTTAATGGGTGTAGTATTTTAATCAATTTTAAAAAACGAAAAACAATATGAAAATACTTATCACAGGAGTTGCAGGATTTATTGGTTCAAATCTAGCAGAACGATTAATTAAAGAAGGTCACAAAGTTATTGGAATAGATAACTTAGAATATGGTATTTATGAACAAATACCAAAAGGTGTTAAATTTCATAAAGTTGATATCCGTAACAAATATATTGATCCTTTATTTAAAGGTGTCGATTATGTATTTCATTTAGCAGCAAAAAATTGTATAAATGATTGTCAAAATGATCCAGTTGAAACATTCGATATTAATGTAACCGGAACAGCAAATGTGTTTGAAGCAGCAAAACAAAATAATGTAAAAAAGGTAATATATGCAGAATCTTCCGCTATGTATGAAGGTTGTACAACATATCCAACATCAGAAAATAATGTTAATCCACAAAGTTTTTATTCAATAAGTAAAATGTGTACATCAATATTAGCAGAAGGATATGAAAGATATTCTAATTTAAAATTTACTGCCCTTAGATATTTTTGTGTTTATGGACCTAAACAAGATTATAGACGATCAATACCACCCGTATTTAGTTCATTCATCATTAAACTTCTTAGAAATGAACAACCTATAATTTATGGGACAGGTGAAAAAAAACGAGATTTTATTCATGTTGATGATATAAATGATTTTCATATTCAATGTTTAACAGATGATAGAACAACAGGCAAAGTATTTAATCTTGGATATGGTTCTAATTATTCGATTATAGACATTTATAAAACCATATCAAATTTACTTGATTCTAATATTAAACCAAAATATAAAAAGGATTTACCTGGAGAAGCTTATGAAAATCTTGCTGATATATCAGAAGCTAATAAGATAGGATGGTATCCTAAAATAAAATTGGAAGAAGGATTAAAAACTTCAATTGATTACATAAAAAATGAAATAAACAAAGGTAATGTACAATAAAAAATAATATCAACTTACTGTAAATTAAATAATATATTATTAAAAATATTATGTTAATTTATGAAAATTGGTGTATTTGGATTATGGCATTTAGGTTGTACTATTGCTGCAAGTTGGTCAAAGTTAGGGTTTAATGTAATCGGTTATGATTATGATTATTTGACAATTGATAAATTAAAAAATGGTATAATTCCTATATTTGAACCATTTTTAGAAGAAATTATAAATGAAAATTTAATTTTAGGTAAATTAAAATTTACACATAATCAAAATGATCTTAGTGATTGTGATTATGTGTTTATATCATATGATACCCCTGTTAATAATGATGATACAAGTGATATAAGTATCTTAACAAATTCCGTAACTGATCTCAGTAAAATACTAAAAGATAATTCTATCGTAATAATAAGTTCACAAACACCTGTTGGTATTTGTGGTGAATTGTGTAAAAAATTAAAGAATTATAATCCAACACTAGAATTAGCTTATTCACCAGAAAATTTAAGATTAGGTGAAGCAATCGAATGTTATTTACATCCTGATAGAATTATATTAGGTATAAATAATAAAAAAACAGAAACTGCATGTTTAAATTTATTTAGTAATATCCAAGGTGATGTAATGTGTATGAATTTAGAAAGTGCTGAAATGGTTAAACATGGTATAAATTCATACTTATCAATGAGTATAGTTTTTGCAAATCACTTAGCTGATGTGTGTTCTGAAAAAGGTGCTAATATTAAAGATGTTATAATGGGAATAAAATCTGATCCACGTATTGGTAATAAAGCATATTTATCTCCCGGAATTGGTTTTTCTGGTGGTACACTTGGTAGGGATTTAAAAGCACTAAAAAATACAAATGTTGAAGGTTCTAAACTTTTTGGAATTATATATGATTTAAATGAAGAAAGAAAATATGGCATTATCAGAAAAATAAAAAAGTGTTTTGGTAATTTAAAAGGTAAAAACATTGGTGTATTAGGTTTAACATATAAAGCGGGTACAAGTACATTAAGACGAAGTTTACCTATTGAAATTATTAACTTAATGATAGAAGAAGAAGCAAAAGTAATTGCATATGATCCAAAAGCTGATTATAATGATCTAATATTGACTGATATAAATTTCTTGATAGCTGAGTCGATTTCGGATTTATTGAAAAAAGTTAATTATATTATAATATTGACAGATTGGATAGATTTTAAAAATTTTGATTGGTCATCAATTAATAAAAATATAAGTATACTAGACACAAAAAATTATTTAGATATAAATAATGAAAAAATTAAATATTATACATTATGATATTAGATAATAAAACAATAATTGTGACAGGTGGAAGTTTGGGTATTGGATTTGAAATATCTAAAAAAATAGCATTAGAAGGTGGTACTGTTATTATGGTTGCAAGAAATAAAGATGATCTCATTAACGCTACCAATTATTTAGAAAAAATATCAGGAAATAAGCATTATTATTTTTGTACTGATATTAGTAAATTAACAAATTGTCTAAAATTTGCGAAATTTACATATGAATCATCAGATATTTATGGTTTAATAAATTGTGCAGGTATATATGGTCCAATTGGAAGTACTAAAGATGTAAATATGAAAGATTTTTTCGAAACAATTGAAATTAATCTAATGGGTACTATTTATATGTGTAATTTATTTTCTAATTCAAAAACATATATCACAAACAAAAGAAAAATAATTAATTTTTCTGGTGGTGGTGGAACTTCACCCTTTCCAAATTATTCTGCATATGCGACAAGTAAAGCTGCAATTATTAGATTTACTGAAAATTTAGCAATAGAATTATCTGAAAATTTTGATGTTAATTGTATAGCACCAGGATTTGTTGCAACAAGATTACACCAAGCAACATTAGAAGCGGGTTCCGATATAGTTGGTGAAGATTTTTATCAAAGTACAATCAATCAACTAAATAATGGTGGGGTATCACCCGAATTGGCAGCAAATTTAGCGATTTTTTTATTGTCAGATGACTCAAATGGTATTACAGGAAAAATTATATCAGCACCTTGGGATGATTGGTCAAATTCTGATTTTCAAGAATTATTAAAAAATGATAAAGATTTTGCAACATTAAGAAGAATTGATAATAAAAATTATTTTAAAAAATGAAAGTAGCAATAATAGGTTGTGGTTTAATCGGAAAAAAAAGATTACAAGCATTAGATGAAGATGATACACTAGTTGCTTGTTGTGATATAGATTCAAAATTATCATTTGATTGTAAATTTTATGATGATTATAAAGAATTAATTCGAGAATCTGAATGTGATATTGTTATTGTTTCTGTTATAAATAAATTTGCTAAAAATATCGTCGAATTTGCTTTAGAACACAAAAAACACGTATTAGTTGAAAAACCAATGGGAATGAATCATGAAGAATCGTTAAGTATGTATAATACATCACAAAATAACAATATTATTTTATATGTTGGATTTAATCATCGCTTTCATCCAGCAATTTTAAAAGCTAAAAAATTACAAAATACCATAGGTAAAACTATAATTATCCGTGGCACATATGGTCATGGTGGAAGATTAGGAATGGAAAATGAATGGAGATGTAACAAAAATCTATGTGGTGGTGGTGAATTATTAGATCAAGGTGTACATTTAATTGATTTAAGTAGATGGTTTGCGGGTGATATTAAATCTGTATTTGGAAAGACAAAAACAAAATATTGGAACATTGAAGCAGAAGATAATGTGTTTATGTTATTAAAATCATATACAAATGTTGATATACAATTACACGCTAGTTGGACTAATTGGAAAAACACATTTCAATTTGAAATAATTGGTGAATATGGTTATTTAAAAATAAATGGTTTAGGTGGTTCATACGGCAAAGAAACTTTAGAATATGGGTTAAGAAATGTAGATAAAGGTGTTCCTGATATTGAATATTTTGAATTTGATAATGATGATTCATGGAAAATACAATGGAAGCATTTTAAAACCAATGTTGAAAATTTTAACAATGGAAACCCAATCAGCGAAATTAATGGTGCTATTGATGGACTTAAAGCAAACAAAATTATAAAAGCTATTTACAAATCATCAAGAAAAAATAAAGTAATAAAAATATGACATTTTCGGAAGAATTTATTGGTAATTGCCAATTGATAACAAAAAAAATAAACACAGATATAATTGAAGATATTGTTGATATTTTAGTTGAAACTAGAGACCATAAAGGAAGATTGTTTATTATTGGATCAGGTGGTGGTGCAGGTCACGCATCACATGCAGTATGTGATTTTAGAAAATTATGTAATATTGAATCATATGCACCATACGATAATATATCGGAATTGACAGCAAGAATTAATGATGATGGTTGGGAATCATCAATTGTTAATTGGTTAAAAATTAGTAATTTTAATTATAGTGATTGTATTTTTATTATTTCTGTTGGTGGTGGAAGTAAAGAATATAACATAAGTATGAATCTCGTAAACGCATTAATATATGCTAAAGATTTAGGATCAAAAATTGTTGGTATTGTTGGTAAAGATGGTGGAATAACTAAAAATTATGGTGATGCTGTTGTTATTATACCAACTATTGTAGATGATCAAATTACACCAATGACAGAAGGATTTCAATCTATAATTTGGCATCTTTTGGTATCACACCCAAAATTAAAAATAAATAAAACAATATGGTAAAAATATTCGCAGATGGTGCAGATAAAAAATCTATGATTGAAATGTACAATAATCCATTAATATATGGACTAACAACAAACCCAACATTAATGCGTAAAGCTAATATATCCAATTATAAAGATTTTGCAATAGAAATTTTATCAGAAATTAAAAATAAACCAATATCATTCGAAGTTTTTTCTGATGATTTTCAGGAAATGGAAAAACAAGCACTAGAAATATCTTCGTGGGGTAATAATGTGTATGTTAAAATACCAATAACAAACACAAAAGGTGAATCAACATATCAAGTAATTGATAATTTATCAAAAAATAGTGTAAAACTTAATATAACGGCAATTACAACAATCGAACAACTTAAATTTATACCACTATATAATTTAACTGGATTTATTTCAATTTTTGCTGGAAGAATTGCAGATACTGGCATCAATCCATTACCAATAATGTCAGAAGCTTTAGATATATTAAAGAACTATTCGAACATCGAATTAATTTGGGCATCTTGTCGTGAAGTATATAATATAAAACAAGCAGATGATATTGGGTGCCACATAATAACAGTAACTAATGATATACTTAATAAAGCATTTAAAAACCTTGGGAAGGATTTAAAAGATATGTCACTAGAAACAGTTAAAATGTTTTATGATGATGCATTACAATCTGGTTATATAATAAAATAAAAAATGATATGAGATTTCACGTTTTAGGTGTTTCTTTTGCACCAACAAATAAAGAATATTCATGTGAAGGATTTTCACAAAAAGTTAGATTATTCTGTAAAATGATGACAGAACTTGGTCATACAGTATTTCATTATGGTGTTGAAGGTTCTAATCCAATTTGTACTGAAAATATAATTGTTGTTTCAAAAGAAACATATGAAAAAGTTCATAAAATATATGATTATAAAATAGATGGATTTTCTTATTTTTCAGAAACAGAAGCACAGGAAGAATTCAATTTTAATGCTATAATAGAAATTCAAAAAAGAAAACAGACAAACGACTTTTTATGTTTTAGTTTTGGTTTTCCACAAAGACCAATTTATGATGCTCATAAAGATTTAATTTCAACTGAAATTGGTGTCGGATTTGATGGTTCTTTTGCACCACATCGAGTATTTGAAAGCTATGCGTGGATGCATACAATTTATGGAAAAGAAAATAAATTACAAAATCCAAGTTTTTATGATGCTGTTATCCCAAATTACTATGATCTCGATGATTATATTTATTCAGAACAAAAAGACGATTATTTTTTCTTTATTGCTAGATTAGACCCATTAAAAGGATTGGAAATAGCTTTAAGATCAGCAGAATATGTTGGATCTAAATTGATTGTTGCGGGTATTGGTAAACCTCATCTAATAAGTCCAAATTTAATTCATATTGGGGTTGTAGATTTTGAACAACGAGCTAAATTAATGAGTAGGGCTAAAGCCACGTTTATCCCAACAAATTATATTGAACCATATGGATCAACTGTTGTTGAATCATTATTATGTGGAACACCTGTAATAACTACTGATTTTGGGGCATTTACTGAAAATGTACAACACGGTAAAGTTGGATATCGTTGTAGAACACTTGAACAATTTTATTGGGCAACAAAAAATATCAACAACATAAAACCAATTGATTGTCGTAATTATGCGGTGGAAAATTATTCAATGAATAGGATTAGTAAAATGTACGAAGAATATTTTTATTCATTATATAAATTATCAACAACAAATGAAGGTTGGTATCAAAAAAATATCGGTAGAAATAATTTAAATTGGTTATATAAATATATTCCTGATGTAAAAATTCAAGAAAAAGATAACCGACCAATACTATGTTTTTTAGTTGGTTATACCCCAGATTTATTTGATATTAGAACAAAAAACAATTATGGTAGTGAAATAACACTAGTTAAATTGGCAGAACAATTTTCTAAAAAATATCGAGTTTTAATATTTGGTAATGAATTTTATAATGAAAAAATTGTCAATAATATTGAATACTTAAATGCTTCAAGATTTCAAGACTTTCAAGATGAAAATGATATTGAAATTACAATAATATCAAGATATATATACCATATTGTTGAAAATGAGATAAAATCAAAAAAAATATATATTTGGGTTCACGATGCAAATATATTACCATACTACCAAGGTAAAGAATATCCAAATAGCGGAATTGATGATTTACGTAATATTTTAAATAATATTGATGGTATTATTACATTATCAAATTGGCACAAAGAATATTTTATTGATTTTTATAATATTGACAATCCCAATAAAATTTTTGTTATCCCAAGCGCAATTGATACTAATATGTTTAGTGGTAATTTTAAAAAACAAAAAAATAAATTTATTTGGACTTCACATGGATATAGAGGAATTGATAAATTATTAGAATATTTTCACGATATAAGAGCAAAATTACCTGATGCTGAATTATATATATATCGAGACATAACTGCATTTAATGAAAATGCTTTAAATGAAATGGAAAAATATGATTATTTTCATTATTGCGGAAAACTCGATCACACAAAAATACCATCAGAATTTGAAAATTCAGAAATTTGGTTTTATCCAACAAACTTTACTGAATCATATTGTATGAGTGCTGTCGAAGCACAAATGTCAAAATGTGTTTGTATTGGTACAAACATTGGTGCATTAACTGAAACTATTGGAAATAGGGGTGTTATAATAAATGAAGAAATTTGGAGTGAAGAATATAAAGAAAAAGCTATTAATGAAATTGTTGATATTTTAACTAATGATGAACGTAAAAAAAATTATCAAGAAGCTGGATATAATTGGGCAAAGGAACAAACTTGGGAAAATAGAGCTGAACAATGGTATAAATTATTTGATATGAAATCAAATATTAAAAAAAAAAATAAATAAATTGGATTTAGATTTTTTAGAAATCGGAACATCAGATGTTGATACACTTATAGAAAAATGTACAGATGATACTATTGGCATTAGCGTAGAACCCATAAAATATTATTTGGATAAATTACCAACTAAAAAAAATGTTAAAAAAATAAATATAGCCATCACTGGTGATCAAATTAGTAATAAAATTAAAATATATTATGTGCCATTTGATACTATAATAAAAGAAAATTTACCTTTATTTTTTAGGGGATGTAATAAAGTTGGTGACTATCATCAATTACATATTGATTTTAATATTCAACATCTTGTTAAAATAGAAGAAGTTGATTTAATTAATATCGGCGATTTCTTAATACATAATAATATAAGAAAAATAAATCATCTTAAAATTGACACAGAAGGATATGAAATTAATATATTAAAAGGATTATATAATCACATTTCAAAATTACCAGAAATTTATCATCCAAATGAAATATTATTTGAGACAAATACATATGGTGTAAAGTTTTTTAATGAAGTTAATGAAATTTTAACATTATATTATAATATCGGATATGAATTAGAATATAGTAATATTATACCAAGACAATGTACAGATACATTAATAAAAAAAATAAAATAAAATTATGTCAAATTATTCAGATGAATATTTAAATAAATATATTTTAGATAACGATTTACCCAAAATTTCAATTTTAGATTTTTGGCCTGCATATAATCGAGGAAAATATACATTTTATTTGGAAACATATGATAAATATCCCACAGATAAAATTGAAATTATTTCAAATATTAATGATATGACAGGTGATTATGTAATATCAGCAAATAAAAGAGATTCTTCAACATTTTTAATAATTAACTATTTAAAAAAAATTAATGGTGAAAATTCATATTTATTTACTAAGGATGAATATATTTCAAAATATCTTAATCCAGGTAAAATTGCAATTTGTATAAAGAATTTCGAAAGAAATGAAAGTTCAAATCTTGTTGCAATATCTGTAAAACATTTTATTCCTGATGCAAAAATATATTTATTTAATTTTTATGATGAACGAAAAAATATTAATGTTGATTATTTGGATCAAAATTTATATCAAGATATTGTAAATATTCCTACAAAATATTTACTTGGTCAAATTTTAACTAACTGTAGTAATGCAAGAAATAATGGATTATATTATACGGAAGGTTTTAATTTAATGTATAAATATTTTCAAGATTATAATGGCAAATTACTAATGTTAGATGATAATCATTTTTTTACAAACGGAAATACATTAAAAGAAATACTAGATAATGATTTTGATATTGCTTGGGCATTTTTTGGTGGAACTCCACCAAAATTAAACGGTGATTATTTAATAATTCCACATAAATCAATGGGTAATATTTGTTGTGGTGGTTATATAAATGCATCTATATTATGTATAAATCCAATTAAATTTAAAAATTTAAATGTTTTCCCATTACCAGAATATCGTGAATATATTGAAACTATATTAACCGAAAAATTAATTGATAACAATAATTTAGTAAAGTATCAAATAAAAAGTAGATATGATGGTGATTATTCTAATGATGGAATATATTCAAATAATGCCGAAGAAATGAAACAGATGATGATGGAATATAATATTTTAGATAAATTTGGAAATCAAATAAAGAATATATTAAGTACAAATAATGAAAAAATCGCAATAATTATACAGGGACCATCATTATATGTAAATGAAATAAAAAATGCTTGGTATGGGTTTGATAATAATATAATTTTTTCAACTTGGAAAGGTGATGAAAATAAATATAATGAAAATGATATAGTTATTTTTAATGATATACCTACTATATCTGGACCAAAAAATTTTAATTATCAAAAAATTTCAACATATAATGGATTACTTAAAGCTAAAGAATTAGGATATACACATGTATTAAAAATTAGAAGTGATTATTTACCAACAAACGCAAACGAATTTATTAAATTATTAGATTTTAATAAATTGAATTTTTTAATGTGGGATTATACAACATATCTATGGACAAAATATCCAACATTTAATGGTTATTTTGATGATCATTTTTCATTTGGAAAAGTAGATGATATGATCACATTATGGGACATCCCATTTAATTTTTGTGATTCACCAGAAACAATGCTAACATGGAATTATATCAATAAATTAAAAGATGTTGATGTAAATTATATACTACCACATTTAAACGAAAATAATGATTTATATTATATTAAATTTGATAATAATGATTTAAATAATTGTTATGCACACAATATTATAAATAAAAATTTTGGTGATCGTGAATTAATTGGAAGATATGAAAGTGTATTTAATAATAATTCTGAATACAAAAAAACACCAAATGAAACAAGAAAATTTATGAATGATGATTATTTAAATTTCTTAAAATTTTATAATAATCTACCAAAAATTAGTATTAATTTAAATAGTGATATTAAAAAAAATATTATATATCCTGAACATAAATTAGAATTCATTTCAAATATTGATGATGCCACGGGAGAATATATTATAAATTCTTGTGACATTTTATCAAACACAACATTAATATTAGAATATTTTAAGAAAAAAAATATTATTTATATTAATCCGACTACAAGTTTAGTTGAAAATAATATATATGAATCAAATCTTCTAACATTAGAAGAATACAAAAAAAAAAAATATAAATATAAATGATTAAATTGTTGATATTCGATTTAGATGGTGTTTTAGTTTCAACAAAAGATATTCATTATAAATCCCTCAATAAAGCATTATCAAATATAGATAACAAATATGAAATATCTTTAAATGATCATGTTGAAAGATATGATGGGTTACCCACAATAAAAAAACTACAAATGTTGACAATAGATAAAAATCTTCCTGTTGAATTTTATGATCAAATTAATAGAGATAAACAAAATTATACATTTGATATTATTAGGCAAATTATCAAAAAGGATAATAGATTGATTAATATTCTTAAAAAATTAAAAAATGATGGATTCAAAATATATGTTGCTTCTAATTCTATTCGAGAAACAGTTAAATTACTTTTATATTATACTGGATTGATAGAATATGTTGATTATTATATATCAAACGAAGATGTTAAAAATGCTAAACCAAGTTCCGAAATATATTTAACATGTATGGTTCATGCCGGATTTGATCCAGATGAAACACTAATCATAGAAGATTCACCACGTGGAATAGAATCAGCACAAAATGCTAAAGCACATTTATTAATTGTTGAAAATCCAGAATGTGTTACTTATGAAAAAATAATTGATAAAATGAATAAAAATAAAAATAAAAATAAAGTTAAAATTGATAATTTAAATATTTTAATACCAATGGCAGGTTTGGGTAGTAGATTTGAAAAATATTATAGTTATCCAAAACCATTAATTGATATTTATGGTAAGACTATGATACAAGTTGTTGTTGAAAGTTTAGGTATAGATGCTAATTATATTTATATTGTTAGAAAAGAACATTGTGATAAATATAATCTAAAAATGTTATTAAATATTATAACACCAAATTGTGAAATAATTGAAATAGATAATGTTACTGAAGGTGCTGCATGTACAACCTTGAAATCAGAAAAATATATAAATAATGATAATATGTTATTAATTGCCAATTCTGATCAATATATTAATTGGAATCCAATGAATTTTTATTATAAAATGATCGAAACAAAATCTGATGGTGGTATATTAACATTTGAATCTAACCACATTAAATGGAGTTATGTTAAATTAAATGAAAAAAATTTAGTAGAATTAGTTGCGGAAAAGCAGCCGATATCAAATCATGCGACCTGCGGTATATATTTTTTTAAAAAAGGTTCTGATTATGTGAAATATGCAAATCAAATGATAAATAAAAACATAAGAGTTAATAATGAATTTTATGTAGCACCTATTTATAATGAATTTATATTAGATAATAAAAAAATAACAACATATGATGTTGATAAAATGATGGGTTTGGGTGATCCAGAATCATTAAATATATTTTTAACTGAATATAAGAAAGAAGATTTATAAATTTAATTCAGTATTTACACAATATAATTTAATTTTTTATGCAATTCTTTATCAATTGTTACAGATTTAACATTATTATTCATATGTGAAATGTTTTTATTTATATATAAAAATAAAAAATAAATAATTATGATATACATATCACATAGAGGTAATATTAATGGAGAAAACCCAGAAAGAGAAAATTCCCCTGAATATATTTCAGAAGCATTAAATAACGGTTATGATGTTGAAGTAGATATTTGGTTTATTAATAATAAATGGTATTTTGGACATGATGAACCTAAATATGAAATAGATTTAGAAAATTTTAAATTTTCATTTAATAAGTTGTGGCTACATTGTAAAAATTTGGAAGCATTAACTAAATTATATGAATATCAATCGTCGTTAATTTATTTTTGGCATCAGCATGATTCATTCACGTTAACTTCAAATAATTATATTTGGACTTTTCCTGATAATAAATTAAGTAATAAATCTATTTGTGTTTTACCAGAAATTCCAATATCAAATTTACACAATAGATACACAGAAAAAGATTTTAATAATTGTGCTGGTATATGTAGTGATTATATAGAAAAATATAAATTGAAATTTTTGTCATACCCAAACTAAATATTTATAGTCTTATTTATTTATTTCTGTTATTAATTTTGGTATATCTTTTCTTTCACCAGTCAAAAGCCAATAAAATTCATATATTTTACCATCATATTTTTCGACTGATACTTCAAAATAATTATTTTCAATATTTATAATATCAACACTAATTGCTTTATGATGTTTAATTGGTGTTATTTGAATAGTTACATTATCGAAATGTATTAATTTATAAATATAATTTGGTAATATAACTTTACATGTTATTCCACTAATTAAATCTTGACCTGTTATTTGAATTCCATTATATGGTGATTCTATCGAAGAATAAATTAATCGTTTATCATTTTTAGTTGGATGCTGTATTGCAAAGTGTTTTTCTGTTGCATAAAATGCACCAGATCCTGGGACAACATATATTGCTGCTGCTGTATTATAACCATTTGCTGCACCAGTATCTCTATATAATAATTGATAATTGGAACCAATTCCAGGTAATAATCCTGAAGAACCCGAACTTCCTGATGTGCCATTCGTTCCACTAGAACCCGAACTTCCTGATGTGCCATTCGTTCCACTAGAACCCGAACTTCCTGATGTGCCATTCGTTCCACTAGAACCTGAACTTCCTGATGTGCCATTCGTTCCACTAGAACCTGAACTACCATTCACACCACTAGAACCTGAACTACCTGATGTTCCATTCACACCACTAGAACCTGATGTTCCATTCACACCACTAGAACCTGATGTTCCATTCACTCCACTAGAACCTGAACTTCCTGATGTTCCATTCACTCCACTAGAACCTGAACTACCATTCACTCCACTAGAACCTGAGCTTCCTGATGTGCCATTCACTCCACTAGAACCTGAACTACCATTCACACCACTAGAACCTGAACTTCCTGATGTTCCATTCACACCACTAGAACCTGATGTGCCATTCACGCCACTAGAACCTGAACTACCATTCTTACCACTAGAACCTGAACTACCTGATGTTCCATTCACACCACTAGAACCTGAACTACCTGATGTTCCATTCACACCACTAGAACCTGAACTACCTGATGTTCCATTCACACCACTAGAACCTGAACTTCCTGATGTGCCATTCACGCCACTAGAACCTGAACTACCATTCACACCACTAGAACCTGAACTTCCTGATGTTCCATTCACGCCACTAGAACCTGAAGTTCCATTCACGCCACTAGAACCTGAAGTTCCTGATGTTCCATTCACACCACTAGAACCTGAACTACCATTCACGCCACTAGAACCTGAACTACCATTCACGCCACTAGAACCTGAAGTTCCATTCACACCACTAGAACCTGAACTTCCTGATGTTCCATTCACTCCACTAGAACCTGAACTACCATTCTTACCACTAGAACCTGAACTTCCTGATGTTCCATTCACTCCACTAGAACCTGAACTTCCTGATGTTCCATTCACTCCACTAGAACCTGAACTACCATTCACTCCACTAGAACCTGAGCTTCCTG